CTATCAACATAAAAACTATCACTTTGACCAGAGTTAACTTTAAATAAAGCTTTGCTTGTCCAAGTACCTGCTTTGTTTTTAGTTTGAATGTCTATAGTTCCGTCAGCTGAATCAGCTTCTAGATAAACACCTCTAAAATAAACAGAACGATTAGTTCCTTTGTTTTTTGTGTAAGCATTATTAGTGTCCCCTGCAACTACTTCCGTAGTTGCGTTGGAACCCTGTTGATGACTTTTATAGTGTCCAGCCATTATAACCTCCTATTAAAGTACGTTATTATTTTGGACGTAATCTACTGTTAATACACCTACACCATTGCCAGCATTAGCACTTAACAATCTAATTCTTTTCTTGTCTGTTCCACTATCTAACCAATTGTCAACTCTTGGTTTATTAGCACCAGGTGTTACATTGACAATACCAAGTGTACCACCAGCAACGCCAGCTGCTGTAGTTAGTGATGTTGCATCCACAACAGCACCGTTATCCCATCCTAGTCCAGCGGTAGAAGCTCCACCACTCCAAGCTACAGTTACATATAATTTAATTGATATGATTTGGCTATTAGCAGGAATAATAATAGTTGTTGCAGGAGTCGCAGTATTCTGTGTTACGCTCACTGATTGTGAAATTACAGAAGAACCTACGTCCTTCATGTTTGTTTGTACGTTTGTACCTGTTGTTTTAGATACGGGACCCGCTTTAATTGGTCCTGAAAAAGTTGTTTGACCCATAATATTCTCCTTAGTCTGGTTAAGTCGACCTCAATGGTCGTCTAAAGATATCTTAGGGTACATAATTAATTAAACAAATGCAAACAAAAAAAGGGAGCCGAAGCTCCCTTTTCTGAATTCATAATACTTAAAATTAATTAAGCACCATTTGAACCAAAGATAGCACGAGGATCTGACCACCCGTAGCTGTAACGCTCACGAGCTTTAAATCTCATATTACCTGTGTTGAATTCACCTTCCATTGCTGTTCTTAGAGGCGAACGGTTAAAGTGTTTTAAACCGTTAGGTGCATCTGTAAGAATAAACCAAGCATCTGGATCTGTTAAGAAATTATTAACAGTGTATCCTTGTGGTACAGCACCTGAAGATTTAAGTGCATTGATGTCGTTATCAGCAGTTCCTACACGTCCAGCAGTTTCCATAAGTCTTTCTGCTACGAATTGTAGTTCAGCTGGGACAACAAGTTTTTGTCCACGAAGGGCAACGATAAGACCTCTTTCATCAGTAAACTGACTAATTGAAATTAGTGCGTTTTCTATTGATGTTTCATTCAAATCTGTTGCGACAGCAGGTGTATTAGCGAATGTGCCACCTACAGCAAGCGGGTGATCTGTTGCAAGTAAAGTCTTGCCGTCACCACCAGTAAATCCAGCTGTATATGCGTTATTTAAAACGGAAGCTGCTTTTACTTGTTTACTGTGTGCCATTGACCTAGCTAGTGCTTTGGTATAGCGGTTTGACAAACGATCATACAGGTTGTCTTCGACTGCTTCTTCAGTTAAGGCAAATGCCATTGCTACAGTTTCGTGTGTGTAACGAGCTGTATAAACTTCTGAAGCACTGTCGTATTCAACTCCTGCACCTTCTGACTTTGTTGGTGCAGCACCAAATCCGGAAAGCATTACTTCTTCTTCGAAAGCTCTGTCTGAAGACTCTGTTTCGAAAATTTCAGCTGCTTGATCACCGTATTTAGCATATTCTAAGCCAAAGAGAGCATTTAAGCCAGGCTCTAGTTCTTTAGCAAGTTGAGCTCTTGATATAGCCATTTTTTATCTCCCTATACGCCAGTAGTACCAGCACTAAATGTGTGGTTATTTATCATAACTATTACACCTGTGTTAGTAACTGTTGTTAGATCATTAGTTGGATTAGTTGTCACTCCTAAAGCTTTTAGAGGAAGGGAAGCAGTTGTGTTTCCTGTTCCTACATCTAGCTCAGCGTGAGAAATTCCAGCTGTTGTACTTCCTACCGGGTTGTTATCCACGATATCATAGTTAGCGAAAACGCCAGCTATAGTGAATGCAGCATCTGCTTGCACTTCACATACGATATTTGGATCATCTACGATATAAGCTTTCACTGTACTAGTAACATTTGCGTCACCAGTCCAATGGTTTGACCATCTTGGTGTTCCTGTTGAAGAATCTGTGAATTGGCATCCGTTAAACACGCCCAGCACAAGTCCCCCATCACCAGCTGCCATTCTTTGTACATATCCAGTGTTTAAACCTTTTACAATATCACCTTGATAAATCTTAGTGGTATTTGCATTTGATATTTCGTACCTTGATTGACCGCCAGTATACGCACCGCCGCCTAATAGACGAGCAGGACGTAAACCAAATGGAGCATCTAAGTTTGTTAAAGCCATTTATTACTCCTAATATAAGGTTTGATTCAGTCTTAATCTGAACCAAAGGTTACTTTTGAACTTCGCTCTGCCTGCATTTTAGGCATAGCGGGATTATTGTCACGCATCCAATCATTGTCGACCGCTTGCATTTGCTGTGAAGCACGCTGAGCGTAGTATTGTTTGCGTTGTTCAATGAATTCTTCTGGTATTCTAGCCAGAAGTAAACCACCTACCCCTATGACTCCAGCATATTTGCCTTCCTCGACACTTGGATAAGTGAAATCCTCATACTCGTCCGCACGAACAAGCTCATAGCCTTCAGTCATTCTTGAATGGACATTATTTTTGTCCTCATAACCTAAAACTTCAGCTCGAATCCATCTATGGACATAACCAGACGGAGCATTTGGGGCGTGCAATTTACTGGGTGGTCGCCATTGCACAGGGCGTTCGGCAGAAGCTCTTGTGTTTGTTGCACGAGCTCTTCTGTTAATTTCTGTATCAGTCTTAGCAGTAGCTTCAGCGGTAGCTTTTTGTTCTGCTTCTATGTATTCCATTTCATTATCTTTTTTAGACATCATATACCTCTATGAATTTCTTGCCGCAAGTTTCGCAACTTCTTTAGCGTACGCATCTAGCGGTACACCAAGTTTTTTAGCTACAGAAATCTGGGCTGGGGTTAGTTTAACACTCTTTTTACTCTTTTGGCTAGCTCTTCCTTGAGAAACTGAAGCTACCTTCTGAGCAGGAGCAGATTGTCCTTCAAATTTATGAGGAAAATCTTGTCTCATTCGTGCATCTATTTCATTATAATATTCATCAGACTGAGGGTCTAATCCCTCTTCTTCAACCAATTGTTGATGAAGAGTAAAAGCAGTAGCAGTCATAGCTCTATCTTTACCAAACCATTCATTTTTTTCAGCCCAATCAACAGCTTTTGCATCTGGTTGTGGTTGTTGAACAGGTTGTTGGTATTGATTTAAAGGCACTTGTTCAGGTTGTTGAGATTGTTGTGTTTGCATTTGCTCTGCACGTTGCTTTTGTTTTTCTTGATTGTCTTTAAAAATCCTTAATCTTTCTTTTTCAATAGCAATCTTAGCCATAACTTGCTGAGCATCAGCCATTTTATCAACTTCGCCAGCTTCATACGCTTCTTTAAAAGCAGCTTTTGCTTGAACTTCTTGAGAATCAATACGACTAGAAGCTTCTGAACTATAACCTGTGTTTAAACTAGTAAGTTGCCCTCTTAAAGCATCAACTTCAGCTTTTTGCTGTTGAGCAAATTGCAAAGCAGCGGCTTCTCGTTCTTCTGACTCTTTTCTTTGAGCAACAAGCTTATTAATTCTTTTTTGAGTCTTTTCTCTTCTTTTATCAAGATCTTCCTCACTTAAACCTTGCGGTTCATTTGTTTCTTCAGAAGTTTCTAATGATACTTCTGCTGATTGGTTTTCATCTAGCGGTGTTTCTTGCTCCACTTCGATGATTTGGGCTTCTTCTGTTTCGTCATTTGTCATAAGACACTCCTATATAGTATAGACATCAGTCGGTTCTAAAATAGTTCCGAGAATTTCATCGTCATTTAATATTCTAATCTCACCATCTTCTAGTTTGATCCTTGTTCCTGCATATTTTCCAATAATAGCCCAATCACCTTGCTTGCAATATGGCCCGCTAGGAAATTTAGATTTATCTTTGTAAGCATCAGGTCCAAGTTGGACGATGTAAGCTACGACCGTAGCTAATGATTCTCGCTCTCGTGTCTCATCTGATAAAAGAATACCACCTTTTGATTTTGCAAACCCTTGGAACGGCATTACGACAATACGATATCCAGTAGGTTGAGGCATTCTTTGTTTAGTTGATTTTTTTAGAAGATTTGGGTCTAAAACCCTATTTTCTTCTTTAACGTAGGCATCGGATACTTGTAGTTCAGATTTTTTGTCTTCTACTTTTTCCTCTACCTTTTCTTTTTTGGCGTACTTCTTAGGTACTATCAGGTTTTTAACCATCTTCACGTTCTCCTCGTGACACCAGAGCAATTATCTCTTGCTCCACATAGGACAGGCTCTGTAGTTGTCCGATGCAGGCCCGGTATGATTCCCAATCTTTGCAGTTCCCTGAAGTTATCTTTGTGTGAACATCTTCTCTCTGTTCACGAACAATATGTAGTATTTCTTGAATTAATTCAACCCCATCTTTCATTTTTTTTCTCCATCGCTGTATAAATTATTAAAAGTTATGTTTGGATCGGTGTAACTTTCGTGCTCTTCACTACTATGAAGCCACTGACTTGGAGCAAAATCAGGTGCTCCTTCTCCTGTTGACCATAATGCAGGGTTCGTTACCCTAACTCTATTGTTAGGTAGTGCAACAACATTTCCCTTCCATTTACCTTCTGTTAAATACAATACATGACTTTGTTTATGTTGATCTGGACTATCAGCTATCTCATGTTCTGTATAATCAACAGTAAAAATATACTTAGCTAAATAAAATTCGCCATCTATTTTTGCATACCAAGGTGATGACGAAGTTCTGTCTATACTGATGACAGTATGATGATGAGACATACAATCCCAAGGTTGACATAAATGATTTTCCATTCTGTCGGGCCATTCTTCTACAGGTATATCAGCTACTAAAGCTTGTATAGGCATGCGAGCCCACATAGCTCCACCATGAACATTAGGTTCATCGTCTTCTATTTCACAACCTGTAAATATAACTTGAAATGATAGTGATCTATCAGGAATACAATTAACTGCTACAGCTAATCCGTGTAAAAATTCACCGTGGTAATTTTGATGACCAGCTGTAAATTCTTTTCTTACCCATACTTTAAAGTAAGGGACATTAGATATTAAATAAGACATCTCTCCTCCTTATCTTATTTTATTATACTTTACCGCCTTTTTTATAACCTTTGACTTTACCGCCTTTTTTGTAGCCTTTTACTTTGCCACCCATTTTATAACCTTTAGCTCTTTTATTGACAGGACCGCCCATAAAATAACCTTTTGTTTTTTTAAACATTATTTTCTCCTTTTCTTAGTAGGTCTTTTTTTAGCTGTTTTTGCAGCTTTTTTAAATTGTTTATCAGTAGGTGCTCCTTTAGCACCTTTCTTTCTCATTTTTTCACCAGAGCCAGCTGCTATTCTTTTTCTCTTAGCGTGAATATTTGCATATAAGCCTTTTTTAGCCATTAACTACTCCTACTTATTAAATGTTCTACACCCCTATAAGAACCTGGTCTATAACTAACTTTAGTTCTGGTTCTATTAAGTTTGTAATCATTACCCCTGTATCTTTTTTGAAGACCTTTTCTAATATTTATTAAAGGGTATTTTATAACTTTCATATTTGTTTTATGTATTCTTTCCATTAGCATTTCCACCTTCTTCTTGCTTGCCTAATTCTTGAATTAGGATCATTTCTAGTTTTAGCACTACTTCTTTTTAACTGACCAGCAGAACGAGCACAATAACTTTTTCGTCTTTTTGCAGCGGCACTACCTTTTTTAACTTTTCCTGTAACAGCTGTTTTTAATTTAGAGCCAGGATTTTTACGACGATAAGCAGCTACACCTTTTTTTGTCATACCTGCACCAGATTTAGTTGATCGGTAGTTACCACCTTTGCCAGTAGTTCGTCGTATAGGTTTAGCTCTTTTTCTTTCTGCCATTAATTTCTTTCAGATAAATTTCTTAATCGCTCAACATCAATTTTCTCCATTTCTTTATCTTTTTGGAGTTTTTGTAACTCAAGAGCAATACGACCTGCGGCTATCTCTTCTTGAGCATCTATTCTTTCACGAGCAATAGATGATTTATCTAAAGCTTGCATTTCATTAAATTGTTGTTTTTGTTCGCCCATTAAATTTTTGTAATTTTCTTGTTGAACTTGTAATGCTGTTTTCGTTTCAAACTCTTTAGCGTCTTGTTGTAATTTAGCACCTTGTAGAGCTAACTCTTGTTGACGAATTTCCACCAATGGATCTTCGTTAGCAGGAGGTGCAAGAACTTCAGACATTTGTGCGGACATCTCAGCAATACGTTGAGCAACTTCGTTTTCTATTTCCATTTGAATTTGTTGCATAGCTTCTGGTGGAATTTGACCTTGATATTGTTCTTGTAGTTGTTGTAGTTGAGGTCCAAACTCTGCTTCTACTAACTCTCTAGCTTGTAAACTAACATGTTCATAGATGTGAGCTGTAAGAATGCCAATGATATTTATATTTGCCATAACAGCAGGTGTACGCATAAATGTTAAATGTGCTTCAATGTGAGCTTGATGGTCTTGTTTTGGAAAAGCTTGTAACCCTCTACCTTGTAATGCACTAGCATTTTCTATGCCAGGGTCTACAGGTTGCGGTTGCGGAGGTGGTGGTAATATTTTTTCAATACTACGAACACCTAAAGCTTCGTACATTCTTTTGTAAGCTTCATACATACCAGCAGGCCCATGTACTTGCGGATTAGACTGAATAAGTTGTAAGCTTGTTTGTGCAATAGCAATTCTTTGTGCTGTAGAAAAAATGTTAGGGTCTGATACAGGCATAACATCTATTCTGTCATCAAAGTCAGCTTGTTTAATATTTGGGTCGCCACCACTTACTTCATAAGGATATACAGGTGGCAGATAATCTTTAAATAAACCTGCTAAAAGATTAAATTCTATTTTTTGTGCATAGTGTAATCTTTTATGTATTGCAGACATAATTTTTGTACCACGCTCTAGCATTGCAACAGTAGAACCAACTGGTCCGTTTTGTTCGGCTAAAGGCATGTCAGCAACAGACGCAAATCTCTTACCGCTTTCAACAATAATACCAAGTAATTGTAATAAAGTTTGTGAAGGCTCTTTAAAAGGTAATGGTATAATAGATGCTCGCAGGTCACCCCCTGGAGCATCTATATCTCTAAATTCACCAGGTTGTAGTGGTTCTGCCTCATCACGAACTCGTATACCTCTAGCTTTAAAACCAGCTGGTAAGTTAGCTAGTGTTCCAGAGTCAATAAGTTGTCTTAGTATGGACGTGGCAGATCGAGATAGGTTACCTATAATGTGAGGTAAACCAAATCCGTAAAAACCAAGTCCCGGTAAAAATTTATAATGTACAAAATAATTGTTAGGATCTTTTTTAGGATCTTCTTCTTTGTAGTTTCTTCTAATACTTAAAATGTTAGATGAACCAACATCTATAGTAACAATATATGGTATCTTTATACCTGTTGGCTCGCCATCAGCCCCTATATCTTCGAATCCAGGTAAATCTAAATAAGTATGAATTTCATAAATTTCTAAATCATCTTCTTCGTAAGTATTGGTAGCAGACTCACCAGAAACTTTTTCTATTGTTTCTTCTAGGTCTGAGTAAACATGTGTTGGTTTAACAGGTACATCTCTATAAACTCCTGATACTTGGAATTTACGAACATCATTGCCTGTCATTTTTAATCTGTGTGTTAATCGAACAGCATTCGATAGATCAACAGAGTTATAAGGTACAATAATATCTTCAGAATGAACAAAGCGTGCTACAGGACGCTCTTTCATTTCATCATAGTAAACTTTCTTAAACGCTGAACCAGATAATGGTAGATAGAATAACAATTGATCTAACTCAGGATCGTATTCTTCCATGTTGTAACAAATCTGATAGTTCATAAAGTCTTGAACTCTTTGTGATTGTTTTTCTGTTTCAGGATTTGGTTCACCAACTATTTCAACTCTAACTGGTCCACCCGCTGGTAATAATTCTTTATAGGCTTGTGCTTGGAATTGTGTAACACTTTCAGCAAGAACAGGATGCGTAACACCCGCTGCTCCCTCGAAAGGTTCTGTTCTGTCATCTTCTTCTACGCCGAGAAGTTCTAATCCACGTTCGTAAATTTTTTCCCAATCTTCACGGGCTGAGATATCAGCCTCTACTGCACTTAAAAGATTAGAAGACAATGCTCCTAATTCTTGAGGTTCCATATATTCTGATAGGTTAGCATCAAAAGGAACTTCCATTTGCATTTCAGTTTCTTCAACAAACTCTCCAACTTCAACAGAACCATCTTCCATTTCTGTTACATCGCCTGAAGCTAGTGCTTCGGCAAGCTGTGGATCTACCTCAGCAGTGTCTATAGGGTTACCTTCAATTTCAAGTTCTTCTTCTTCTGGACCACCTTGTCCAAACGGATTCTCAGCCATGTGACTTCCTTATATTAAAAAGTTCCTGAAAACTTACCACCTCTAGTGGCAGCACCCATTGACTTCATAGTACCAGCTCCATTACCTGTAGGAACTTTTACTTCAACTTCACCTTTAGCTTTTTCAACTTTAGGTACTTTTACTTCTGCAATTACTGGTTTAAACATTAGTAGTACTCCTTTCTTCTAGGAGGCTCTTCGCCCCACTCTTCATCGCTAGGGTGACGTATAAAACCACCTTCACGAAATCTCAGTATAGCCTGTGACATGGAATCTACCAAGTCATCATTGTCGCCAAAAGGAAAAGAGGCACATTCTTCTACCATCTCTTCCGCCCATTGAAAGTCTGGTCGCCATACAAGACCAGATTCAAACATTGGAGCACAGGCATGAACTCTTGAAACTTTATCTTGTCCAGTTCGTCTTCCGCCTGGTGAGAAATTTATAACAGGTATCCCCATATTTCTCAACTCCTGAGTTAAAGGTAACCCAGATGCTTTAGCTTCTATTAAAACTATATCTGGATTATGCTCTGAAAATGACTCCATTGCAATTCTTTTTAAGTCAGGGAACTCCCATCTACCTTTTTTACAATCTAAAAGTATTAAACTTGGTCCAGAATCTTCATCTTTATAGAACACGCCCCATGTACTAATAGCACTGTAGTCAGCTGTTTCTGATTTTAAAAATGCAGTATCGTATGATTGTAATACATATTCGCATGTAGGAGGTTCATCTTGTTCCCACATTTTCCACCATTCTCTTTTTATGATAGCACCCTCAGCTGATGTAGGTTTTTGTAACCATTGTGCATTCCATTTAGCAACTGGCAAAGAAGATTTAACTTTAAGCAATTCATCTTCAGACCAAAAGTTAGGCCATAAAACATTACCGTCATCAAAGATAGCAGGAAACTCAACAACCTCCCATTGGTCTGAGTTTGATTCTGTTTGTTTTTTTAAAACCTCAGCTGTCAAATCTTTCGTAGACCAACGAGTCATAACAACAACAATAGATCCGCCTGGTTGCAATCTTTGTCTTGGACCAGATGTGTACCACTCATAACAATTCTCCATAGCAGTGGGAGAAAGAGCGTCTTGCTCTGAATGGGGATCGTCAATAATAAGGAGGTCAGCACCACGACCAGTAATCGCTGCACCAACCCCCGCCGCAAAGTATTCGCCACCATCTGTCGTAGCCCAACGTCCAGCGGCTTTGGAGTCGGGAGATACTTTTGTATCTTCAAAGATGGTTTTATAATCGGGACTATCTACTAAAGCTTTACACTTACGACCAAAGCCTGTTGCAAGTTCTGTTGTGTGTGTTGCTTGAATTATTTTTAATTTAGGATTGAGTCCCAACATGTACGCAGGAAAATAAATAGAGGCGAACTCAGACTTCGTGTGTCGAGGTGGCATATTTATTATTAATCTTTTTAATTTACCAGATGCTATATCTTGTAATTTTTTTGCATAAATTTTGTGATGGTTACCTAAAATAAAATCAGGCCAAACATGTTGTACAAAGTTTAAAAAATTACCTCTAGAAGATTCAATGTTTTCTAGAAAATTTAATCTCTTTTGTAAATCAAGAGCATAACGTATTTGCTCTTCATCTAATGTTTCAAAATTCGTTTCGTTGTCCATCATAAATCCTATTTACCCATAGCATTAATTCGTCGTCTGACATAGTATGTTTCATTTTATTAACACACCAACATACAAGTCGAACATTATTTTTTGTGTAGCCTTTTTTATTATTTATTCTATCAATAGAAACATTTGTAGGTATCCTTTTTCCACTACCATCTCTATGATGTGTCATTTTTATACCGCTAACAGCACATTTACCTTTTGAATTATCCCACTTTTTTTTAATATCATCAAAAGCTAGCTCCCATTTAAAACTACCTTTTGTCTTACGACTTGATTTTAACTGACTAAAAGCTCTACGAAGGTAGAGTATAGGGTCTTTATTTGTTCTATCGTTTCTTTGAAGTGCCTTACATGCCATGCATTGGTGTCGGCGGTATTGAGTTCCTCTTGAATATGACTTTTCAAAGGAAGTGATTTCTTTCGTTACACCACAGGTGTTGCATTCACGAAATTCCATTTAACCTACATATAGTGGTTTGGGGTTCGTTGCAACTAAATATTGTTATATGATGCTAGAGACGCACCAAACTATAGTTGAAAATGAGATAATATTTATAAAATTAAGCATGCTTTACCCTTATATTAAGGGTGTTATATACCTATTATAATATTAATCAAATGAATTGTATTAATAAGATGTATTTAAGATGCTAATACTACTATTGCTATCAAAACAAGTGCCAAACCAATACCAACATACTTTTTCATAGACGGTACAGGAGGCTCTCCATATGCTTCATTATTTGGAGTCCCTGGATCATCGGCGATGTAGTGGCCTTTACTATTACGAGCTCTTTTACGCAAAGGTGATTTTTTAGTAGGTTTCTTTTTAGTTGCTGCTTTAGCCATTTTTACTCTCCCTAATTTTACGCATAGCTCGTCCACCAAACCAGAACGAAATTACGGTCGAAAATAAAATTGCCGTCTCTTCGTCCCAACTATTTAATATAGCTTGAGTTACATCATCTCCTTCTTGTACAGCTACATAAACAGCTAAGCCTTTTATTGTAGCAAATAGTATAAAAAAGAAATAAGTAACGACTGGTCGAACTGATGCTTGTAGTGCTGAGATAAAAGATGATTTATTATTTTTAGCTATTTCCGAAGCATGCATGTAGATGGAGCGGGACTCCTCTACATCTGCTTTCGCATCGAGCTCTGCAATGTTGAGCTTGCTAAGAACTTCAGCGTGCTTTGCCTTAGCCTCTAAAAGACGAAGCTCGTGCTTGTTAGACTGACCTTTCTCCATGAAACCGAGTATGTTCGGAAGGAACGACGTTCCAAAGCCGAGCAAACTACCAAATAACGACAGCATAATTACTCTGCTTTGTTCTTTGTTTGGATCTGTATGTCTACTTCTTGTGAGTCTGGAATATTTGCTGTTAAACTAATGTTGCTTGAAGAACAACCAACAGCTACCAATACCACTAAAGTTAAAACTAAATATTTCATTTTTACCTCTTGTTAGACTTTTTTATACTACGAACTAAAAAAAATGTCAAAACTGAGGATTAAATACATTTATGTCTGGATAGTTTTGAAGCTGTCTAGGATTCTTTAAAGAATTTAAATAAACACTAAAATTAGATATTTTATTCATATCAATAGGATCTGTGATGCTAGATTTTGTTTCCATGTTTGGTGGAACTTGTGTTCCTTGCGGAAGCGGTGGTGGGTTTTGGTGGCCAAAAGGATTCATTGGTCTGTTTGGCATACCTTGTGGCATCATCATACCCATAGGCATTGGAGGTCGTTGACCGCCAGGTGGCATTTGT